TAACCTGGCTGTGTCAGGTGAGAAAGAAGATATGGAGAAGTTTTACGACTCACTATCTAAAAACAAAGACGGATCAATAAAGTTTTCCTTCAATGATATTCTACCTATGCCTGAAGCATTGGAAGACACTACTAAACCAACATCCACTCCGTCAGAAGAACTCAAAGAGAAGTATGGTTTCGATAACTGGTACGATTGGAGGGTAACTAATTGGGGTACTAAATGGGATTGTGACGAACCCGATTTTGACTATGCTGACGATACAGATTTCGGTGTATCGTTTGAATCAGCGTGGGCTCCACCAGTAGGAGTAATAAAGGCTTTAGGTGAGAAATTCCCAAACCTAAACATAGAGCTAGAATACTCAGAATCAGGAATGGGCTTTGGCGGAAGGCTAGGCTTTCAAAATGGAGAGTATTACGACCATGAAGCCGACATGGTATGGAAAAGCGATTGCTGTGGTGAAGACGTTCACCAAGAAGGTTGGGATGAAGAATGCGAAGATCTTGACATTGAGAGCTTTGAGCATTGCCCTAAATGTAAAGAGCAATGTGAAGCTGAAGAACACTTGGATTATGGCGATCCAGACCTAAATATTTGCTTAAATTAGTAATAACCATTAAAACCAAACATTATGAAAAACCTAAAATTTGTTAAAGGAATTGTTAACTCCGTAGTTGACAAAAACGAAGAAGTAGGATTTGATCTTTTGCTAACGCCAGAAGATGTAGAAAACCTACAAACTGGAAAAGGATACTTACCAATATCTATTCGATTAGGAAAAGATGGTAAGTATTATGCTTATAAGGCTACCCGTAGGTTGGCTCCAGTTAAGGATGAGACGATTGATGAGGTATACGATTTAGCTCGTATATCAATTGAAGAAGCTCCTTATCAAGACTTAGACGCTGTATGTGAAGCTGTTCACATTAACGAAGTTTTGGAAACAGCTAAAAGAGAGTATATTAACAAAAAAAATAAGATATGATCTACCTAATTAATGCACTATTCTGTGTAACTTTGGCTTTCGCAATTTATAACACAATGTTTTTCATTGTTAATGCGGTTAATGCAGCCATTGACGGAATAAAAGATGGAGAGGGCTATATAGATAACAGACACTTTTTGTTAAGTTGGTCTTTATTTGTAATAGCCTGTTTTGTTAAATCTGTAATACTTTAATTATGAATATAGGAGTAAAATTAAAAGAAGTCAGAACAATGACGAAAAAAGAAATAATTCAAGAAGGTTGGGAGCATGACCATCATGCAAAGCACACTAAAGTATTAGTGTTTGATGACGGTAGTGTATTATACCCATCTCAAGATTATGAAGGAAATGGTTCTGGAGTGTTCTTTGGTTATAAGAAAAATAAAAACAAAATAGAACATTTCGGAATTTGAAAGAAGTTATTGCCATATCCTATCAAGGAGCATTAAAACAGTCTGGATTGGAGGAGGAGTTGATATACGAATCCTCCATTCCTATCAAGGCTAATTCTTTGATATGGATACAACGACTAGAGCGAATAAACAGAAATACAGGGATGACTCCTAGACTACGTGGTTTACACGGTGAGGTTAAAATCCGTTATGGAAAACTTCTAATAGAGGATTACAACAAATGTAAGTCTGGTTACATCGTAATAGAACTGTCTGGTGCCGAACTGAAGCGGTACAGAGAGGAAAATGGTTTCAAATGGAGCCGCCAAAAAGTCTTCAGATTTTTAACTCTAAAATAGAAAGTATGTTTAAGAAGATTATGTCAAACCCTGTGTCTAGAACTCTATTCCAAGCTGGAGTAGTTTACGCAGGTTTAGCTTTTGTTAGTCAAATGATTATGGTGATTACCGCTATGTATGCGCCCTACGTTATAGGTGTCTTACTTGTGGTAGTTGCAGCATTAAATGTTAAGCTAAAAGACTTGTCTGAGTAGTAATATTTTAGTAACTTCACAAGCCAATGAAAAAGTCAAAAATCGACCAGATTTGCGAAGAAGTTGCCTACGACTTAGAGATTGACGAAAAACTTGTAAAGCAAGTAGTTAAGGAACTATTTGTAGAAATAGCGTCAAGTATAGTGCTACGTAAGCAACACATTCTCTTAAGGGGCTTTGCTAAGATAGTCATACAAGGAATATCAAAAAGTAAATATAAACCTTTCGATCCTATGCAGTACGAAACCCGTGCTGAAGAAGATTGGAAAAAATCTAAAAAAAATGAGTAAAGAACGAGAAGAAGCTCTAAGACAATTAAACAGATCTGAAGAATCAGCAGAAGCGACATTTGACTCTTGGATTGTTGACTTAACAGATCAAGACCAACCTGACACTTGCGGCATTGAAGACGATGACTGCGAAGCCTGCGGGTCCTAAAGAGCTACCGCTCAATTATTTTAACTGATTTATTAATTTCCTAAAACCAAAATCATGGGAAAAACTAAAGCCGAGGTTTTAAATGACCTCTTTAAAAAGTGTAATCTTACAACTGAGGATGTACACAAACACAAATTTTATACTATCATCACAAGATCAGGTATCGAAAAGGTGCAAGCCGCATACGGTATTGATGTGGAGTATAGTATGGAGAACTTATCAGCTGACCATAAATACTGCCTTATCAAGGCTAAAGGTATTATGGGAGATGCTTGGACTGAAACCTATGGTGAGTCTTCGCCTGCAAACAACAGCAATGCGTATCCAATCGCTATGGCTGAAAAACGTGCATTATCTAGAATAGTGCTTAAGCTTGCAGGTCTGTATTCGCATGGGGTATTTGGTGAAGATGAGGCAACAGATTTTGCTGCGTCTAACAACCCAAAGAAAGACCTTGACAGTAAGACTTATAAAGCTATGATGAAAATGGTAGAGTCCGACCCCCAAAGAGTCTTAGATGCTTTGCCTAAGTATAGGCTTACAGAGCAACAAGAAGAAGACTTGGTTAGCGCTGCTCAAGCAGCAATTTAATTAGTAACTTTTTAACGGAGGGGAGATAAACTCCCTTCCATTTTTTTTAACTGAGCCATAAACTTACAGGGCTCACAAATCATTTATTATGTCAAACTTACAAATTACAGGTACAATCAGTACAATCGGTGAAGTACAATCAGGAACTTCTAAATCTACCAACAAAGAGTGGAAAAAACTAAACTTTGTTATCGAAACTCAAGGAGAGTATGCTAAATCAGTAGCATTTACTGTATTTGGTGGAGAAAAAGTAGACAATTTCGTGAAGTTCAACAAAGTAGGTCAATTAGTTGACGTAAGCTTTGATGCTGAATCTCGTGAATACAAAGGTCGTTACTACACAGACTTGAACGCTTGGAAAGTTTTCGCCAATAAAGGTGAGGCTACTGCTACGGCAGAAACACCTGCTACAGACGCAGGCGAGATGCCATTCTAAATGTAAATTCATCCCTGAAAAGTTCGCTAAGTAAGGGATGATTTTATTTTTCCTATATTTGTATAAACGCAGATACATGGAAAAGAGAACTTTTTTTATTCCATTCAGTACGCCATCTTCTAAAAATGGTAAACGCTGGACTGGAAAGCACATGATTCACTCTAAGACAGTTATGAACTACATTAAGAATACAAAGCCCTATTGGGGTGAGTATGCTGAAGAGTTTAGAGCTATCATAGATGAATTAGAAAAGCCTGTAACTCTTTCATTCAAATTCATTAGAGGAACAAGACATAAGTTTGATTACGTTAATCCACTACAAACCGTGCAAGACCAAATGGTAATACATGGTTGGATAGAGGATGATAATTGTGATGAGATTATACCTTGTTTCGAGAAGTATGAATACGATAAAGAAAAGCCAGGATGCTTTATAACCATTACTGAAACTAATAAACCAATCAAAGATGGATAGAGAACTAATACTTAAAACGCTAGGCAAGATAATCAAAGATGCTGAGTTTGCAATGAATGTACTTACATCGAAAGATGGGTACACTCCTAAACAAAGGTCGTCTACAGATTATACCCCTGACTTTATGAGCTTTTATAGAGCTTATGGTATAAGCAAAACCAAACAAACAGCTTTCATTAAGTGGAAAAAGCTAAATAATCAGCAAAAGGCTACGATTATGGAGTTAATACCATTATACCAGAAAGCGTTTGAACTAAAGTACAGGAAATATCCTAACAACTTTCTAGCTAACAATAGCTGGGAAGACTATTTGTATTTATTGGAAGAGGCTACTGAAGCCAAGAGTAAGGCAGAGAAAATCGCTGAAGCTCAAAAGGGAAGACTAGACGCTTATAACTTCTAGTATGAACCACAAGATAAATTCAAAAGAAGAAATCTCAGAGTATCTGAACCACGTTTACAGGAATGGATACAATAAGGGATTATCTACAGGGATTCCTTGGTTAGACAAGCACTACACTTTTAGAAAAGGTGAATTAGATGTTATAACTGGCTTTGCCAATATTGGTAAGACCACAGCAATCTTTTACCTTATGATGTTAGCATCAGTTAAATATAAGTGGAAGTGGTTATGTTATTGCCCTGAGAATGAACCAGTAGGTGAGATGATAATAGATCTCGCAGAGATGTTCATAGGCATGACTGCTGATAAAACGAAGTCCGAAAGGATGGATAGACCAGTATTTGACGCTGCAACAGCTTGGGTTATGGAACACTTTAAGGTTGTTTCATTCCCTAACACTCCGACAATCTACGATGTTATGGATGTATTCCAGACAGAGATAGATAGTGGAGATTTTGACGGTTGCTATGTCGATCCTATGAATGACTTAGCTATTAACAGGTCTATGAGTAAGTATGACTACTACTATCAGGTATTGTCTGACATTCGCAGATTCAAGCAGAAGAACTTTGTAAAGTTCATACTAGTAACACACGCTGTTACTAAGGCTGCTAGAGAGCGAGGAGATGACGGGAATACTCCTGCACCTTCACATTACGATGTGGAGATGGGTGGTATGTTTGCTAACAGAACGGACAACTTTATAGTTGTACACAGGAATCCTAATTCAGAGGATTGGAGTGACACACAGATTCATGTAAGGAAGATTAAATTCCAGAAGCTTGTGGGTATTCCTACTCAGGATGACGAACCTGTGATTCTTAAGTTTGAGCCTAGATTATGTAGGTTTAAATCTTTAAACAAGAAAAAAATGGTTTGGGAAGATGTTCTAGAACAGAATACCATGGATTTTATTGACAATCACAAGTCAAGAATAAAGCCAGAAATCTTCAATGAAAACAATTTACCCTTTTAAAATTACGTTATGGGAAAAATGAAAGAGTTGTCGAAAGACGAACAAAGAAAGCAGGAGTTAGAAGCTGAAAAAGCTTTTAGAGAATCTCCTTTAGGTCAATCTATTACACAGCTCGAAGGAGCTATTGTAGGTCACATCACAGAACTTCTAGACGCTATAGGGATTGCGGTTCCTGAAGACAAAGAAGAGGCTGTTATGACTAACTTTATTGGAGCCGCACATGCAGCTGGAGCAATTCAGAGATTAGTTTGGCAACAGTTAGACTACGAGCAACAGCAAAAAGAAGCTCCTGCTCCTGTTAAAAAGGCGGAGAAAGCCTTAAAGAAGCAAGCCAAAAAAGAAGCTGTCAAGAAAAACAGACCTAGAGGCAAGACTGCTATGAAGAAAGCATAACTTTTATCAACAAAGTTTTGTAGAAACAAAAAAACCATTATATTTACTGTGATTTGGTTATTACATAATGTAATTGGTTTTAGTTAATTGGTTAATGAGAGGGGGCTTTTAGCTCCCTTTCTTTTTTTAAAACAAATTATTATGACAAAAGATCAAATACCACAAGAGGAAGTTACTCGTTTAGGGTTTTTAAAAGACCTTGAAAGAGATGACTATTACTACGCAGACACAACTCATGTAAGCTGCTCGATGCTAAAACATCTACTTAAATCACCAGCACACCTTAAGAACTACTTAGAGAATCCACCATCATCAACGCCTGCAATGACGTTTGGTAGTGCATTTCATTGTTTAGTCTTAGAGCCTGAGAAGTTCAATAAGAATTTCTTCATCTTAGACACTAATGAGCGACCTGAGAAGGATAAGACGATGGCATCCAAAGCTAATAAACAATGGAAAGCTATAGCTTACTCTACAGCTAAGGCTAACGATCAGTCAGTAATAACTGTTGATGAGTTAGACTTAATTGATAGTATGACTGAATCATTAGTAAAACACAAAGAGGTTAATAAATACCTATCTGAGTGTCAAAGAGAAAAGCCTATAGCTTGGAATTGGAACAATGAAATAAGCTGTAAAGGAAAGGTAGACTTACTATCGTTTGATTACTTATGCGATATTAAAACTACCGCTGAATTTGGAGGGATAGATAAGTTTAGATATGACTGCAAAAAGTATCACTACGATATGCAAGCTGCATTTTATTGTGACGCCATGAACTTAGACCAGTTTAAATTTATTGTAGTCGGTAAAAATGCGCCACATGATGTTGGAGTGTTTGAGGTATCACCAGAGTTCTTAGAAGCTGGGAGACGTAAGTACAGATACGCTCTAGATTTATATGATAAATATTTCCTATCTTGCACAAGCAGTATTGATGAATACCTAGAAACAGGAATTTTGTGAAAAAAGAATATAATAACTGGTTAAAGGAAAATCGTATGGAAACTGGCTATAACTCCTGTCAAAGTACTAGATTAGAAATTGATAAACTTCTAAGTTTAAATGCCTCACTTCAGGCAAGTCTAGGAATAGACTCTACAGATCAGGAGAGATTAATCGTTAAGTCGAAAACCGAAGAGTTGATGAACAAGATCAAGGAAATTGATCCAGAGTTTCACAACATTATTAACTTAAACTAATAAAATCATGGCAAATCACAGAATGCGCCTAACCCAAGAGGAGATTAATCTCGTACTTGAGGCTAGGGCAAAATCATTCTCGAACACTAACGAGAACGATCAGTTATCCTCTGTATATTTAGATTATCTAGATGAAAGAGGGATAGAACCTGAAGAGGTTGTTTCTTGTAAGCATTGGCAGTCAGCTAGTGGAGAACCTAGATTCTCTATTGTTACAAAGAATGACGCTTCAAGAATGAGTAGCGTAGAGAGAACATCTCTAGTAAACTCTATAGAGGATGTGATTAAGAAACACAAAATCACATACCCTAAAGTTCCTAAAAAATCTGGAAAACACTTATTAGTTATAAATCCTGCTGACGTTCATATCGGTAAATTAGCTATCGCTAAAGAAACTGGTGAAGAATACAACCGTGACATAGCTAAACAGAGGGTTTTAGAGGGGGTAAGAGGCTTGATAAACCAAGCTAAAGGGTTTGATATAGATAAAGTATTATTCTGCATAGGAAACGATATTCTGCACGTAGACAATACTTATAACACAACCACTAAAGGAACGCCTCAAGACACCCACGGTAAATGGTGGCAATCATTTGAGTTAGCTTTAGAGGTTTATGTTTCAGCTGTTGAGATGCTGCTTGATGTGGCTCCCGTAGACTGCGTACATTCGATGTCTAATCACGACTACCAATCTGGATACCATTTAGCGCATTGCTTAAAGTCCTGGTTTAAAGATTGCGATGATGTAACCGTAGATGAAGGGCCTGCTTACCGTAAATACTATCAGTATCATAACAATATGATAGGATTAGAGCACGGTGATGGCGCTAAAGTCAATGACTTGCCGTTGTTGATGGCTCAAGAGGCCCCTAAGTTGTGGGCTAATTGTGAGCATAGGACTATGTTCTTACATCACGTACACCATAAGATTAAGTTGAAATTTCAATCAGCTAAAGATTATATAGGTGTAACAGTTGAGTATATGAGAAGCCCGTCTGGAGCTGATTCTTGGCATTCTAGAAAAGGATACAAAGGATCACCCAAAGCTGTAGAGGGATTCTTATTCCATAAAGACAATGGTAGGGTAGCAAGTTTAACATACAACTTCAATGAGTAGTATTGAAAATAAAGTCTGCATTAAGATTTTAGATCGTGCAGAGATCGGAGAGAAAAAGTACGACACCACAATGGAGCGTACTGACCTCTCTGAAATAGAATGGTTGATACACGCTCAAGAAGAGGCTATGGACTTAGCTATTTATCTTGAAAAATTAATTCAAATCAAAACCAATGAGAGGACTAATAAGAGGGTTGTTGAAAATCAAGGAGAAAAGGGGTAAACCTTTACGTGTAATCCAAAGATTTTTAAGAGTTAACTATAAAATCAATGTTTCATTAACCGCATTAAAAAAAAGACTAAATCATGGGAAAACCTAGACTACAAATCCTTATGGATGAATACGCTTGGTGGTATCATAACGCACTTATGGATAACACTAGAGAGCAAGAGCCAACTTTAAAAGAGTGGCTTGCTGTAAAGCTAGAACAAGTAGATAACGCTGGAGAGTTAACACTCAGACCAGAAGAAAAAAGTTTAATCAATAAACTACAGTAATGCAAGTAGCCGAAGAAAGTTTAAAACTGATAAGGCAAATGCAGACCAATAGTAAAGAATCATCCTGCATGAACGCCTATTTCAACGCCTTAAACGAGGTGGAAGAAATGAAGAAAGAGCTTAGAAACTTTCCTAATAAAGAGCATAAGAACTATAAACTAAAAGAGAAAAGAGTTAAGATAATCGAAAACTCTATACATGAATTTTATGGTTGCTACTTTAATATGGCTAAATACAAAGAGGCTTATGCGTTGTGGAAACACAAAGCTCTTGAGAAAGAGTTTGAGCTTACAAGTTTTCTAAGTAAGAATGTATAAAAATAGGGGGCGATTTGCCCCCTTTCTTTTTACCCACTCATCTTAGTATAGTTTACTTAGAATGAGATCCCCCGAAGAAGAAGTCTATTATTGTATTTACTTTGCTGCTCATAGCACCAAATACCGTACTAATAAATCCGATTTCATAATCTGAAAGTTCTAGAGTGTTTAAGACAAAATACTTAAACATTGTGTATGACAAGAAGAAATATGCTGCTGTGAATATTACAGCTAACACCTTCTGAATAATGCTATCGTCTGAAAACATTGTTCTAGCGCTCTTTCTGTCCTCAACCTCAAGGGCGTATATTTCCTTTTCGTGATCCTGTATGCTGCTCTGAAGTTTAGCCTTCAGTTCTTCACGCTCCTCGTCTGTAGTTACTACCTCGTCTATAATACTGGCAGCGTTACCTATAAGACTTTTAATAATACCTTTTATCATAATATAATAATGTCTGGTGCGTATCTATACTTGGTATCTCCATCCTCGTCTTTATACGCCTCTAATACTTGTTTTCTATTCTTCTTTCCTTCTTCCTTTAAAGATAGGTGAATCCATGCGTAATCAAATTCATTTATCATCTGGTCAAACTCCACACCATTATCAATAATCCAATCATACAACTTCTTGTTGTTCATCTCCCCGTTCTCCCAGTATTGCAAATCCAAAGCCTCACCTTTACAATGTTGACTTTTATTGCTACCACCAATGGCGCGATTAAGCACGGGACTCCGATAGCCAGAGCTGATACGTATAGCGCCAATATGATCTCTAATAGGCTGAACAACCTTTGTAATAAGGTTTTGAATATTTTGTAAATGCTTTTTATTAGGAGCATTATCTATGCCAAGCCTTTTAGCTGTACTACTGTACGTAATCTCTGATAAAGAAAAATTTTTACTTAACTTCATTATTTAGTTTTTGTGCTAAATTCTTTTTTTATAATTTTATAACAGTAGACGTAGCTAAGTACTGTTGTTGCTAGTACCGCTAATGAGCAAATGGTTATCATGGTTTTTGGTTTTACTATTGTAAGATTATTCGTAAAGCTTTTTCTTAATCAACTCCATATCTCTCTTGATGTCTTGCACATCTTGATGAGTAGTTTCTATGGTTTGTCGTATAAGTTGGTCTTGCAGTTCAAATTCTACTCTGGTTATATCTGGCTTAATAGGAAGTGGCAACTTCTTAGCTTCAGCTATTTCAGCCTTTAATGTAAACCACATACCTGCTATGGTGAAGATCAAAACTATTGTTGACACAAACAGCCTTGAGCTCATATTAAACCTAGTATCTTCGCTTATTTCGCTCATAATATTAAAATATACTACAAATTTAAGAAACTTTTAGCAAATTTGACTAATTATTTTTTAATAGAATTAATGTGTCTCTTCTCTTGCTCCCATATTTCCTGAATTATCCTACCTCCTAAGTCTGGAGTATCCTCCTTTATCTCATTACAAGTACATTTTTTATTAGAACAACACCAAGCGTGGTTTAAGTTCTTAAGTATTTCTATAGTATCACACATTTTTAATTAGCGTTTACTTTGAACTTTCCATACATCCAAGTTTGAACATTTGTACCTTTAGTTAAAACAAGTCTATGCTTATAAGTTCCAGGGTTAACTGATGCTACAGTCGGAGTAAAACTTATAGCTACTTTACCTGTAGAGTCTAAAGTTACAGTTCCATCAGGATTCGTTATTCCATTGATTGCTCCGCCTTCTGACGTGTTAGATAAACTAATAATAGTCTGCATACCATCATAAACCTTAAAGGTTAATAAGTAATCAGTTAAGTCAAAGGCTGCTCCAGAAGTGTCTGTAATTACCAAATTAATAACAGCGCTATTATTCTCTCTAATAATAACGTCTATCTTCTGTGCTATGTCTGTATTTATCGTTGCCATAATTATTTTATAATGTGTTATTCCAGTCTAATACTAATACTGCGGTTGCTACTGCGTCACCACAAGCGCTTGTTGGATTAAAAGAAATCATAATAACGTCTCCTGCACTAAAGCTATTTGTATTAGAACTATCATCTACAAATCCTGAAAATTTATATCCAGTATCGTCAGCAGCCATATTTACCGCTGGAGATATAAAAGAATCATCATTATCTGCTGGGACTTCTGTACCTGCTGGAGCGACATGAACACCCACTTCAGTACTTCCAGCGGCATACTCACATCTAATTACTACGGACTCTATATATCCATCACACGGGGCTACAATCCCACCATACTCTAAATAGCCAGCATTAGAAGAGTTCATAAACGCTTCTCCTGTACCTCCATAACCAAAGGGTAGCCAAGAAAGGGGAGTCGAGTTTCCATTCCACCCACAGTTAAGTATGTGTCTTTGTTTTGCTGTGATAACCCCATCACATTGAAAGTTCCCAGACTGGTCTATGCTTGCAATTTCAATATTAGGGTTACCAGTTCCATTGTTAAACGTAAACTTTTGACTCGTTTCATCACCGTCAAGGTCTATAAAAAAAGATATATTACCGTCAGATTTTATAGATACATCGGCATCTGTTGCTCCTAAAACTCCCTGAGCTGTAGTAGCAGTAGCTGAATTACCAGTACAAGAACCAGAACTTCCTGACGCATTACCAGTAACATTACCTGTTACAGAAGCATTTAACGTATTAGCTACTGTTGTATTTCCTGACGAATCAAATGTAATACAAGATACACCATTGTTATCTTTAATATCATTACCACTAACCTGTATATCTCCATCGCATTGGAAATTACCAGAATCATCTATGCTTGCAATTTCAGTAACACCCCCAGAGCCTCCGTTGTTAAAAATAAACTTTTGCCCCGTCTGGTCGTTATCAGAATCTACGGTGAAGTTTATTTGTTGGTCAGACTTAATAGTTATAGAAGCGTCAGCTTTAGATGATAAAGTATCAGCACTTACAGTACCAGCACTTACAGTATCAGCACTTACAGTATCAGCACTTACAGTATCAGCATTTAAGTTTCCATCTACATCCGTATCTTGGGCTAAATTTATTATAGTAGTAGCAACAATATCTAATGAATTTGCGCCAAGAGAAGCTATATACTCTCCATTACCAGCTCCAGCTAAGTAAATCCTACCTGTAGCATTTATATTAACGTCATCACCTAATGTTAGGTCATCAGTAATTTCAAGGTCTGTTACTGTAAGCTCCCCAGCTATTGCTGTATTACCTGCTGAGTCGAATGTTATACAAGTTGTTCCGTTATTATCTTTTATATCGTTACCAGTAATAGTTAAGTCTCCTCCTACGGTAATGTCTCCTGACGATTTAATCTCACCAGTAACGTCTAACTCTACAGTTGGCTCGCTATTACCTATCCCTACATTACCTCCTAGCCCAATTACAAAAGCATTACTTCTACCTGCTTCATCTGCACCATTACCCACCGTGAATAAATTGTGAGGCATACTAGCGTAATCATTAAACTTACCTATAACAAACTGGCAATTACCTGCTGATGCAGTTGCCGCGTTCTGAGGAGTCTTTAAATTATTTCCAATTAAGAATTGGTTAACGTTATTACCAGTTGCAGCAGGAGAATCTATATTTACCGAACCAAATACAAAACTATCATCAGAGGTAGCAGTACTACCATAACCACCAACAAAAGCATTAACGCCTGCACTATGTGTTGTCGCTGTGGTATTATCCTGTCCTATAGCAAGTGATTGATTCGATGCTGCTGTATTTCCATTACCAAAGGCTGCTGAATCATCACCAGATACTACACTAGAACCACCTGTTGCAAAAGTTCTGTCACCACTAGATACTGTTGAAGCTCCAAAAGCTACAGAAGCAACACCCGATGCACAAGTTGTATAGCCTGACGCAAAAGAATGGTCACCCGTTGCATCGCTATAAGAATTAATAGCTACTGCGTTTTCGCCTGATGCTATTGTTTCCTGCCCTTGCGCAAAAGCTCTTTCACCAGAAGCTGTTGAGCCTGCGCCAAAAGTTGTTGATGCCTCTCCCGATGCTATTGTTTCAAATCCACCTGCAAATGCTTGTCTACCTGACGCTACGGTTAATTCCCCACAAGCAAAAGCATCTTTAGACGATGCAGTCGTAGAGTTGTTTACAGCAACAGCATATAAACCACCTGATGCGTCACAAGCAGCATCCCCTATCTCAGCATTACCAGTAGACTTTAAATCTCCACCTATAGTAACATCTCCAGTAGGGAAGCTAATTTTAGCGTTATTTATAGCCACATCAGACTCAATAGAATCTAGATTAACAGGTTGCGTGATAGATATATAATCGACTTTAGCAGACGAAGCTGCGTCATAAGATAATTTAGAAGTATTAGCGGCAACATCGGTAGCTATATCTATTCCGTCTACAGTTCCAGATATGGTTAAGTTACCGCTCTGATCTAATGATGCTATTGTTACTCCTGAAGTATTTTGAAAGTTTATTAAGCTATGCGTCTTAAAATTTACACTATCAGCAGACGGCCCTTCTATTAGCGCTGGACTTGAACCCGTAAGGTTTAAATGGTTTACTACAACAGTACCATCTAAGTTTACATTGTTTTCAATCTTAGCCCCAGTAACAGTATTGTCTGCTATTTTTATAGTAGTAACTTGATTGTTAGCAATTTTAGCTGTTACAATAGCATAGTCTGCTATTTTATCCCCCTGAATAGTTTCATCTTCTAATAAGGAGTTGGTTATAACACCATCATCTATGTGTGTGGCGTTGACAGCATAGGGCGCAATCCCATCTGATGTCACAGAATCTGTAGCTATATGGTCTGAAAGAATTGCGTTAGACCTAATTACACTACTATTAACTGAATCACTTTTTAATTGAGCCGTGTCAACAGCATCGTCAATCAGTTGATCTCTACCAACAGAGTTGTCTGCAATGTTGGTTTGAGATATTCCATTTTCACCCACTACAGCCGTACCATCAGCCCCAGTTGCCCCAACAGCTCCTACACCGCCAGTAGCAACAAAGAGTATCTCAGGGGCTATTAAAGCGCTCCCTGTAACAGTTCCGCTGTCTACGGTTGTAATGTTTACAGTAGGATCTGATTTTGACTCTAACGATATGTTTATAACATTATCAGCCATTATATATCAACTATCTTAAATTTACCATACATAACTGTGTTGGTTTGCTTATCTACATCCTCTTTTACGTATAGCTTATACTTGTAGCTATCAACTCTTAACCCCATATTAGTATCAGGAGAGTCTATTGTTATTACAGCGTTACTTGCGTCTACAGTTATTAGATTATCAACTACAGGAGCCACTGATGTGTCAGCGTCTAATGAGGTAAACCCTAAGACTAAAGCATCATTGTTGTATACCTCAAAGTAGGCTTCATAAGCTTCCCCTGACACACTTAAAAAGTCATATATAGTACCATCCTTATTTGTAAAAGTAATCTTCAAATAAAATGAATCACCCTTCCTTGCGGTAATGTCAACGTTCTGAGCAATATCTGCTGATAATTTAGTAGCCATTATATAATATTTAATTTAATGCTAATTTAACGATTTTTTTTGACTCTATTATTACAGTGGTTTTTAAGGCCTCATGCTTATTTAAGCCATCTACGTATACTTTTTTAATTTCAGTTTTCATGCTATACCTGATTCTTTACTGGTTAGTATTCTCCAATAATCCATATTAAACGATTGGTAATCGTTAAGGGATAAGTCATTAATCTTAGTAATGTCTATAGTATATCCATCTTCAGCCTCTTTAGAGACAGCTTCATAATCAACCTTAACTTTACTGCCTGCGCCGTTAGTTATGTATATACTAATTTCATCCCCAGAGTTAAAGCCATCCTTCTCTGAGGTGGTTGAGTCGTTAAGAGGGCAAGATATTTGGTATAAGGCATTCTCTTTAGCTTGGCCTTTGTAAATGCTTAATTGAGCGCTTGTTCCAAAAATATTGGAAGAAGAGTCTTCAAAGCTAAACGTTATATGGTCACGCATTCTGTTTTCCGCTATATCTGTCTTTGCTTTATCCACAAAAGCTCTTAAGTGGTCGTCAGTCGCTAAACTATCTTCAGCAAACAAACCTATTCCTTCGTGTAAATATAGCCAAAATCTATAATATCTAACAGAGTTAAAGTAAGCAGAGAGAACCCCAGATAATTCAGACGACATCGCACCTCTAATAAGCCCCATATAAACCGTATCAAAGAAGTACCTTTTCTTAAACTTCGTTAAAGAAGTGGGTTCTATTTTTTTGTAAAAGTCATAGATAACACTCTTGTTAAAACTTACAACTACGCTTAAGTCTGTAGGAGAAACTATAGTAGAGATTTCAGGCGTGACATAATCAGCATCTGAATAACGAGTAGTCATGCCATACTTCTCTTTAATAGCTTTTGTTTTTAACAAGTTTGGTTTTTTAAGTCTTCCTCTTATAATCATAATATAAATTATTATCCTGGCGTGTAAGTTGCGTCTATATAGTAGGTGTTCCCGTCAGTAGCAATCCCTGCCATTTTAACCTGGTATCCCTGACCAGAAAGTAATTGTCCAATACCGTTAAAATCCCACTCTACCAAGTAAGCATTACCTTCGTTATTCTTAGCAATAATCAGATCGTCAATAACGGGATCAAAAAAGTCTTCAGCGTTATATCCAGTAGTCGTGCCTGCACCTTCTTCTATCTCAATTAATTCTGGCATCCATGGTGCAGCAATTATATTCCACCCACCATAAAGCACTAACGTCATTCCGTATACTTGATTCCCACTAGCATCTTCAGTATGTATAGGGTTACCTCTAAATGTAAACGTGCAGTCGTTAGTCACTTTAACCTGATACCCTTGCCCGTTAGTAAAATTTCCAATACCGTTAAAGCTCCATTGAGGCAGAATAGCAAAACCATTATTGTCTTTGATTATTATAACCTCTTCCCAAGCGGCTTCATTAACCCCAGAGCTCATTACGTCCCATATATCCTTTCCGTATTCCTCTTCATTTGCATCCCAAAAAGAAGCTCCCTCCCCATTGTAAGCCCCATCAGCATCTATCCATAGAGAAAATAAATTCCAACCTGCCTTAAGTTCCAATACTTGAGTTTCGCTGTGCTCAGAACTACCTAAGTCAATTGAGTTGCTATCGTAGTGTATTGCAGGAAAGACAATACCTACAGCGTTTTCATAGCTATGAATAATATTATCGTGGACTAAAGATATACTAGTAATGACTCCAGTAAAACTTCCTGAAGCTCCCTGTGATGACTGTATATGAAGAAGCTCTGAATCGCTTGTAAAAGGGAAAGCATACGTGCCGCTTGTGGTTATTGTTCCATAATAATCATAAGCTGCTGGGTAATCTGAATAGAATTTTTCCCCTCCAATCTTAAGAACTCCTCCATCAAAGTTTTCTACAGTTATGTTAAGAATATAATCCTGACCTATATGAGTACATAATTGACGTATATATATTGGCTGCCAAGAGGCGCTATTACTAATTAACCCCCAAGTAGTGTTTGCCGATTCCACCCCCTCCTCGCTGTGTCCGTCACAGGAATCGGTGGCTTCAGTTGAGCCCGTACAACTACTATCCCTCATTTGATCGGTGGCGAAAGCAGAAGCAGCTACCCCCGATACTGACATGCCTGTTGTGTTCCACTCGGCAGGGCAATTCCACTTTGCTGAGTTTGCATCGCTATTAGCCACTATCTGCAAGGTTTGAGTCTCACCCTCGGTTTCTGTGGTGACCACCCTATGAAACACCTTTCCCCCACGGAGAGAATCCCCTACATTATAAACGCCTTCACTCACTAGGACACTTACAGTCTTGACAGGTCTTATACGGTATGTGCCAGATTTAGCTTTCTCTTCTGGATCTCTAAACCCTGTACCGTATTCATTAGTGTTTACCGCAAAAGCTTGTGGCGTTACAACATTGTACTCATAATGACGAACAGGGCGAGTAAAAATTTGTGTTTGACCATTCACCATGATACCATCCTTACTAACAAGATGACTCCCAGAAGTATATGTGGTATGAGTTTCATTTATTTGGATGAAGGCATCACATTCTATTGCTGCTTCAGCCCCAACTTTATACTGTTCGTGTGGGCAACCAGAAATAATATCCAGGGTGTTTTGTTGTCCTGTTCCTATGGCTGTGCCGTTAACTCCTAACAGAGTTCCTCTACAGCCCCACCAATGAGTTCCCTCCACATCTTCAGGTTCTGCTATCAAACAAGTGCTACCACTCTTGTAAAATATTATACCACCCTCATGTGTATCCCCTATTGGTTTGCTGCTAGGAAACGTGTTAGCGGTTCGAATAGCACGAACCCTGTTTGAATTGCTCTTACTGAGGTGATTCGTAGCACCATTACCGAAATAGACGAGCCACGCGTCGTTATTACTGTACTCCGAGGAAGACCAATACCAACTACCGCTGAAACCACCTATATTGCCCTCAGGGCCGCCATTTCCTATAGTGTTGTACATTTCTTTAAGTTCATCTTTAGAAGGTAAGTACCAGTCGTTATACGTTACGCTGCTTGTCAGTATAGATGTTTCACCAAAAGAATATACCCAAGCCTCGTCAGCATTTCCTTGAGTGGAAGACCAATAAAGTTTATTTTCAGTATTTAAACCTAAATAGGCGTAAAGACCAGAAGTGTAAATGTAATCTAATGCGCTAATTGAAGGTAAATACCAACTACCAAGATAACCATTATCGAAATCCTCACAATATACCGCAGCGGTATTAATGTCAGTACAATTATTTAGCATGCTGGATGAGTTAGCCGAGCCGCTGGATATGTTAGCGTTATTAGATTCTTGATCTATTTCTGTTCCATAACAACCCCACGTATTGGCATACAAATTACTACTCCAACCATCAGCTACTATATAAGCCGTACTACTAGCAGCCCATACCCAATAAACTTTTCCTCCACCCAAAGTACCTCCAATTGACGGGGTCTCAGGAACGCTTAATTCGTTTGTAGTTTGTATTACCTCTGTAGAAGACCAGTATTTAGTCCCTCCATCATTGTCGAAAGCATATAGTAAGGTGTATCCATTACTAGATGTAATAGCGCCTGAATCTTGTAAAGACCTAATTTCTACCAAAGCATCTGCGGTGGGCAAATCCCAATCCTCATAGGTAGTCAACGATTCTAATGTAGAGTATCCTAACTCCCATGCGGCATCATATGATAGATCCCACTCACTTAACCCTCCGCCGCCATCAGTTAAAGCACTAAAGTCCCCATCTGTAATGGAGTCTATTATAGGCGTTACTAATTTATCACCCTCCTGGTCTGACACCTCTAATGCTACTGCGTTTAATGACATAATTAACCTATTGTAAAAACATTATATATGTTGACACCATTCACTTCAAACGTCAAATCAGGAACTTCAGTTACATCCATTTCCGATTTATCAATCCAAAAAGCGTTACCCCTTAAGGTTACCATGGCGGTACTTGTATACCCACTTCCTTGCGCCCTATATTTTATAACCAAATTAGCCTTATAAGTTCTAACGGTAGGCTCATAAGGGGCAAACAAAATAATTATACTGATTTTATCCTCCGAAGATGACCGAGACTCTAAATCAAATGAATTTAAAAGTTGGTATCCATCATTATAAGAAACGCTTGTGGGAAACACGTTAGCTACATAATTAACAGGGGGATCATAAATCGTTGGCTGCACGTTATCTAAAAGTAAATAATCCTGGGCTGTTGGTGGTAAATAAAAAGCTAAATCATTAACAGGATTAATCGAACCATTATCAATACTTGTAGGGATAATATAACACTTCTCTATATTAAGTATAGATCCAGGATCTCCAACATTTTCAATATCCAAAACAACATAAAGAGCATTCTGATTATACCCAATTGACCAGCCACCAACAGTTGTGGAGTCAAATGCGTCAGACATACAGCTTATTGTTGTAGCCATACTATCCTAGGCTTATTTGACCAAAATCTATTCCAGCATCCACTCCATCACCCTCTTGGTCGGTAACCTCTATTTCCGCTTCTGTATCAACAGTCATTTTAAATATAAACGTAGCCTCCTTTAATCTTAAGGCTTGTTGCTTTTGAATGCTAAGGCCGTTTTCATTAGCTTCCACATCAGCGAGATGAGAAGTACTTATATAAGATTCACCTTCTTGTTTATTATACTTAGTATTACCCCAGTCGTGAACCATATAAGTAACCTTTAACGCCATTCTATAATCACCTAAATCGTCAACATTACTATCACTAGGTACAATCATCCTTACATATATATCTCCACCACCCCCTGCTCTAATGTCAGCACCATATAAAGTATAGGTCATTAAATTAGTTGAATTATAGTTAAGCCCAGGAAGCGCGCTATAGCTTGGGGGGGCAACAGGAGTCCCGTCATTAGCACCAAAATCAGGAAGTATGAAGTGAGCTTTAGAGCTGCCTACACCAACATAATATTTCCCAATCTCAGAATTAAACTTACTAGCAGAGTCAGCAGGAAGTACTCCGTTAACATTAGTTGAATAATACGCCTTTTTTTCACGCCAAAGAGTACTCGCTCCAGCCTCCGTAAAAAACTCAAGTGTAGGCCCTGCCCCTGACGTTGAGTCTTGGTTAGGCATATAGCCATAGTCTGCTTTTCCGTTGTTGGTGCTATTGGAAATGTCAATTTCATACATATAAGCTTTTTCAGTATGTATACTGTGTATCCATATAATATTATGACCAGGATTACCTAGCTTAAATATCCCGTGAGCCCTGTACTCCCCGTCAGTTGCGTGAAGTTGAGCGGTACCTAAATCGTATATATTGTTATTAGGAACAAACTCACTAACAAGACCGTTAGTCTTAGTTCTAATATGCTTCTTATAAGCGTTGCCTCCGTTAAAAATTCTATTTTCATTATAAGCCGTAAAGTTCGTCTCTAGACCGAGAACATCAACAAATGAGTTGAACCCTGTTTTTGCGCCTCCACTATTTATATAGGTGTTATTATTATTAGAGTAAATCTTACCACCATCCCCAGAATACACATTACTGACAGGCTCAGTATCAGGATGAGTTACGGAAGTATTATTATCGGTAAAGGTTGCTCCAGAAAGATTAGTCAATTCCTCTCCTAATGAGTTGTACCATTGCTCAACAGGTGTTACAGAAATTCCGCCAGATTCGCTTGTAGAAAGACCTGTACCAGACGCGTACCCAGGGCAGGCAGTATCATTGGAGAATGTAGTAGAACCATCAAGGGTTTTTTGGTGTAGAGTTAACACATCTCTCTTAGGCCAGTACGATAAATTGTAAAAATTCTCATCTGCCCTAACCATGTGTGGGTAATTATCTGTGCCATTCCAAAATGTACTGCTCACATCAGGATATACTTTACCCTCTATAATACCAAATCTTGTATTGGTATTAGCTGCACAATTATTATCGTTTGCGGGATTATAATTAAAAAGCTCCTTAAAGGTTATATTAGGAGTGGCGAAATACTTAAAAAAACAACTTGATTTACCATGATTCCCCGTGAAGTTAGTAAAACTCTGAGTTGCAGGATCCGTATAAGTAACGTCATCAGCAGAGTATAAATTACAATTAGTGTCTTCGAAATCTTCTCCGAGCATCGGGAAGCCATTAGCAGAAAATTCTGTATGCATACCACTATCCACTCCAGAAGCAGCGCCAGCCCAATTGTTCCAGATAAGATTAGTGGTAAGTGGAATCGTAACACTCCCGCCACCTTCACACACATCATTTGAATCATCACATTTTAAAGTGGTGTAATAAAGATCCCCTTTAACTTCATTGTACGCACCGCTAGCCTGCCACTGTTCATATGGAAGAGTCAATCTATGATATACTCCAGCTGTTGTTACGAAGGAGAATGAATCAGTTCCACCACCATCAAGATCCCAAAATACAGTCGACCATTGATATAGTTTAAAATCAGCCTGATCATAATCCCAAGCTGTGTTATTATTATTATTCAAAGTTCCATTAGATAGCGCCGCTGATGGATATAAGAATTTTTTATATAACGCTGCCTTAGAGCTGCCGTCAAAGGCGTGGTTATTAGTACCAGCCTCAAGACTATCAATATCTGTAGTCCAACTTGACGCTTGCTTACTATATGTGGGGTATAAACTACCAAAAGAATGGTTTGGAGGATCAGACATTTGTGTGCCATCTGGAATCCATGCTGATGCGGATGATTGATACAATTGACTAGTCCAATTAAAATCTTCAGATTCAGAATGTGCAGAAATGTCAGATAATTTTATAACACGAGGGTCTGGGGGTGAGGCAATAGTAGTAACTACCCCTTTGTACCCTAAGTTTAGGATTCCTTGGTCCTCAATCGCGGGGCCAACCTGCGAGAACTCACCCGCTGTAACATCACCCCGCTGCAGTCCAATTATCACTTCATTAAATGCGGTTCCAAAAAGGGGGATCACCGTCTCTGAGGCATTACTTTCAATCACAAGAGACGTTTCCGCACCATCACCTACAGCTGCTGGAGCAAATGCTAAAACAAATGTAGCCCAGCTATTAGAAGGAATACCGTTAGCCTTTAAAGCAGTTGTAGTATATATAGGGACTACTCTAAAACTACTACTTACACCTAAACTAGTTGAGCCGTCTGAGCTATTAACCGAATCCTCTAAATCACCAGTACTAGTAATCTTTAACCATCTAGAAGACGCGTCATCGTTAAAGCCGTCTGTACCCATTGTCTCAGAGCCTTGAGCTATAGTTTTATTTCCAGAACCACCAGATATTCCATCTTGCTGCCCTATATATATATTACCGTTACTATCTGTAGGGTTAATAGTATATCCAGAGTAGGTAGTATGATAACCGCCATCCGCATCCTTAAGGCGTATGTTAGCGAAGTTCAACGAACCAGAATCACCAATATTTTTTAAAGTTACAATAGCGTATGCACGAGTTACTGTGTCGTTATCGTTTTTGTAAATATAAATATCAAACGCAGCATCAGCACTGTTGCGATGTCCGTTTGCATCGGTCAGGTCAAATATTGCTTCGGTGTTACCTTGTATAAGGGGGTATTTTGCCATGATTATCTTATTTTTAAATATGTACTATCTGATTCAAACCAGATTCTTTTTTTTGTAGATGTATTAGGAATGCAAAATCCTAATGATTTAACCCAACTATTACTAGTAGTAGCAGGAGATGTATTTAGTTTGTTGTCATCATTTAAGTATATAACACTACCAGCCTCCCAGTCATCGAAATTAGTTGCATTCTGCTCAAAATCAAAATAACCCTTATGTAAAAGATGTAAGTCATCTCCATTAAACCTCAAAAAAAGGAATAAATTATTCTGAGCTCCTTTATCCATTGAGCTTGTTAAGGCTTTTACAATAATAGCTTCGTAAGAATTTTTAGTTTCACTATCATCTTTTTGAAAGCAAACAACATCACCAGGGATAAATGCATCAGTATAATCCCCTGTAAAGTTAGGAAACACATACTTAAACCCCTCTAATTCTTTAGCTATTTGACTATAAGGTAAAGCGCCAAGAGTTACATTAACTGCTCCAGCTAAATCAAACCCACCTATATTGCTTGTTCCCGTAGTGTTTGTTACACTATATATTTCAGGGGCAACATGAGTAAAGGAGTAAGAATTGTCTGGGCGTGGCTCAAAAAAATCCTGAGTTGCAGCCATAGGGGCTATAGCATGACTAGATGTATCTGTAGTTATGTTAACCTCCCTAGTAGGTGTTGATATTGTTATGTCTATTTCGTGAGCCATTATAACTGAGTAATATCAGGGCTTAATGTGAATGTTCCGTAAAGCCATGTTGTATATTCCAACGCTTCCCCACTTAGATGCTTTCTTATTTGTAAGTCATAATTGTACGCACCAGATTGAAAGTCCATGTTATCATAAGGAACATCAATAGAAACATTTCCGTCAGAGAAGTTAATAGCGTAAGGAGCGGTACTTCCAGTATAGTAACCTGTTGTATTAGCTTCAGGTTTTTTATCTTCTGGGTGAATCTCAGACTCTGATGTAACCTCAATGCCCTCCCAGTACCGACTAAAGATGGTCATAATCTCTTCTCCGCCAGTACTAATAATACTCATCTTTCCTTGGTAATCAGAGCCGCTTCCCGAGCCAGCACTCGTCGACATATCAAGAGGCTCACTATTAGAGTCCTTCACCTGTAAAATCATTTTGAAGGTATCGTTTCTTCTTGCAGTAATATTAAGATTAACTGCTACGTCAGTATTTAATGTTGTCGCCATTATAGTTTAATTTATACAAATATACGTTAATTTTCTAATTCTTTTACAGCTTGCTCTCCACTAGATAAAACTTGAGATGCAGTCCAACTTATTCCAGTAAGCCCACCTTTAAATTGAGATTTATCTAAGGTTGCCATACCAACAGCCATTGTTGATGCAGACTCTACTAATCCCCATGAAGCAGGCTCTGACAAGTATTTGATTCTTCTAGGATCTGTCATAAACATTATGTCATCTACAGAATCGTCAGCCCACCTTGCGAAACCTCTCAGCTCATCATCATCAGAGTCTCCGAACATCATGGATAGTGCGGTTAATGCACTAACCACTTGCATACCTCTAAAGAATGTTCTAACAGCCTCTTTCTTATGCTCTGGTAAACCTTTAAATCTCTTTCTAAAGTCTGCTACAGACTCCTCACCCGACATCACTCCTCTAGCAAAATCAGCCCCAAAAGCAAATGCAGTAGCGTTACTACCAGCTCTCATCTCACCAAACCTATCTATAGTCTCTTTCTGGAATCTCTCAGAAATAGCTGTAGGCATCCACTTCTTGAATTGCATTATTGCCTTACCCCAAGAGTAAGTAGCAATACCAATTTGATCCGCTTTAGAGTAGCCATAACCCTGTTGTCTTGTTACGTTATCAACGTAAAGAGCAACCTTATCTTTTAAGTCTGCTGGTATCTCTCCATCCTCTCCTATCCTATTCCACTCTTCTTCAGTAAACTGAGAAACTAACCCAGAACCTTGAATGTAATGCTCCGAACCTATGTATGGAGACATCAAGATAGAACTTAATCCAGTAGACTTATTACCTTGTATTAAATCGTAAGCAAACCTTTCTGGGTTTAAATTCTTCTTAATAACAGCCCAAGCCTTTTTGCGTTCACCCCAATATCTCTTCTCTCCTCTAGCAAAATTCTTTCCACCTTTAGACCTAAATTCATTATACTTACCTATAACAAGATTACCAAAACCACCGCTAAAACCAAGGGTTAAATATCGGAGCCTAGTAAGGGTTACGAGTTTATGTATTGCTGTATCTGTTAATCTACCCAATCCCGTTTGGCTTTCCTTGAAGCTGTAGAATCCTTTCTTCCAAACATTCTCTAAATATGTAACAGCATTCTTATTGCCTTTCTGTTTGTTATATCTAATAACACCATCAAGTAAGGGAGTCATAGATTTAAAACCTTTAAAGTTCTCATTACCATAAGTAAACAATGTTGTGTTTACATACTGAGATAACGCCTTACCTAAATCTTGGGATCCAAACATCGCAGCCTTTACGCCTCTTGATCTTGTAAATCTAGACATAAGGTTAGTACCCATCATTCCGTGTATCTCTTGTTCAGTTCTAGATATAGGCTTACCATCTTCATGCTTACCAGACTTAGCCAACTTCTCAGCTCTTTTTCTAATAATATCTAGTTTAGCGACAGACTTAAAGTTCTTACCTTTAAACGCGTCACGAGCCCTACCTTTAACTCCCTTCTCTGTGTAGTATAAATACTTCCACTCATGGAAAGCCATAATCTCCGTCTTATTAGTAATAGGATTTGTTCCCTTTACTCTAACACCATCTATATCACCAGTTCCTTGAAGCATATAATCATACAAACCAAACAAGCCTCTTTGTCTCATAGACTCTTTAAGGGATGTTTGTAGGTGTGGTATATAACCACTCTTAAATCTTTCACCTAAAGCACTCTTTGTAATCTTACCATACTTTGTTGTTGTATCCACAAAGAAATTGTAAAACTCTCTTTCAGCTTTACTAGGTTTCGTCTTTAAAAAGTCCGACCTAGTTTTAAGTTTTAATTCAGGAACTTCCTTACCATTTATATACGAAATCTTTTTATCGTACATATTTTTGTAAATCTTACTATTCAGCCTTTCAGGAAAACTACCCGCAAACCACCTTACAAAATCCCACACCTTCTCATTGCCTTTTTTTGACATCCTATCTCTAACTAAGTTTTTAGTAAGACGATCAAGTTCTGTTTGGAATTTAATATTCTCATCCATGAAGTTATCATATTCCTTCTCCATTTCACGAACAAGCTTCTGAATCTCTGGTCTATTACCAGCAATGTTATTTGATCCAAACCATGCGTGTAACCAAGAAATATCACCCTTATCAGTCCACTCTATGCCATTACGAGACGCTTTCTGCTGTTCTCCTGCACGTTTAGCTAATTCTAGTACCACAGACCTATGCGCTCCAGATATGGCGCTAGGATCAAGCTTTTGAAATAATAAAGCGTAATCAGTTAATCGACCCTCTGAGATGTTTGATAACTTCCCAGTTTGAACGATGTTCCTGTCGAACTCCTGGGCTAAATTAAAATTTGACTGATACTGCCTATAGAGTTTGTCTAACGCCTCCCTGAGAGATTTGTTTTTACTAATCTCCTGAATAGTATAACCTTTATCAGCAAGATACTCCTCAAAGGTGAATTGCTCATACGTATCGGTAAAACCTTGCTCACCTCCAGAACGAGTATTATTCATCTTCATCTTAGATGATTTAGGGATAGAACTATCATTAATGATAAGACTTGATAAAGCCTCTCCAGTCTTAGCCTGTCTCTCCATCTTCTTAAGATTACTAACCTTAGTCTTCGTGCCTTTCTTCTTTCGACCTACCAAGACGTATTTACCGTGCTTCCTAGAAGTTGTTAGATAGTTATCTGCGTCAAACTTACTAGCAGGAGTAGGAACCCATTTGTATATGGCGAACTCGGTTCCATACTGAGTTTTAATATAGTGAGGCTTATTAGCTCTAAGGTTGTCTCTCTGGATGTCAGTCTTAGGGTTGATTAATTTCAACTCTTGATCTCCAAAACTTCCAGATAAAGAATTATTAAGAGATGACGTAACCTCTATTTTGCCAGTAGCCTTATTAAAGAAGAATCTTTTAGCTGTGCTTACTATCTCTGGATTCTCAATAACAATAGCTTCAGCTACAATATTAGCATCAGCTATTGCACCAGGAATTTCACTTAAGATTTCTTGATGCTTAGAGTCTATTGATTTACTAATTGATATTAAAGTGTTGTTATCAAACAGTAAAGAAACAGACGAGTTTGTTAACCCACCACCGTTCAGTATAGCATCAGCAGCAAGGAACATTTCCTGAATATCTAATACCGCACCTTTTGCTGTTTTAATACTAGGTAGTCTAGCAAAATCTTTTTTGATAGCTTCAATTTCAAAAGGTCTTGTATTCTCGTTTATATAATCTCTATTTAAGCTAAGAGAAAACTTGTCATCAGCATCTTTAAACCCTTCTTGCCTTCTAATTACAATAGCATTTAAGAACTCATTGTTTTCCTCAGAAGCTAAAGACTCTCTGTGGAATCTGTCAAGCCTTTCCATTAAACTTATTTCGACTATCTCTCCATCTTTAGATTTGGCATACTTACCTATTGCATTAGAAATCTTTGGGGAGAAGTTCATAATGATATTAAGCATATAATCATTTAAGATTTTTGCTTGATCCCCATCAAAAGACCTGAACAGAGCGTTACCTCCAACCATTTGCTTAATTGTATCAAATGTTTCGTCAGCGTGTTTAGTTCCTGTAATTTGATTCTTAGAATAAATAGCTTCTGTTGAGTTTAATCTTTTTCTAAAAGAAGCTACAACAGGATTCGCTGCTAACCCATTCAATGCTTGCTCACCTTTAACAGAAGCATCCTCATTGAATAAATCGTCAATCTTTTGATTCATCTCTCTAGCCTCTTGTCTATTAGTAGGAACAACTTTGTGTTGACCTAACAAACCATTTAAAGTATAAACATCTTGACCTACGCCCTCTAATTTGTGTAAAGCTCGAATAATCTCTATTTCATTATTCAATCTAGCTTGATCGCCAGCTTTGTGCTTATCTACTTGGCCGTCTTTAATTAAGTCGGTATTTATGCTTATAGATGAATCAGGATTCTTAGCCAATTCACTAGAAATAATTTTAGCCTGTTTTTCACCTTTTTTACCGAGAAGTTCAGTTAAAGCAGCTTCAGCAGCACTTGTATAAGAGGAGTTTCTATCTCTCATGGCTTTTCTACCAGCGTGTTTAGCGTACAGTTTTGCTCCCTGAGAGTTTAATATTAAATCAACCTGAGAAGGGTTAAACCCAATTCTAGGCAGTATAGATCCAGCTACAATAGTAGAAGGATTCAATCCTAATACTGTTGCTTGTTGGTTTTTAGCATTATCAAGTACGACTTGTAATGTTTTAGCTCCCTGGAAAGTCAACGAGTTTGTAGCGTAATCTCCACTCCAATCATTGTTAAACGCTTCCTTTCTAGTTCCGTCAATAGAAATAGGGAAACCTAATCTAACACCGTATCTAGCCATATAAGACATCCCATTATTTAATGCTGCTACATTACCCACCATTCCAGAACCTTTGACATTCTCCTCAAAGAACTCAGCAGCACCTAAAGGAGTATTCTGACTAGACCTTTTATTCCTGCTAGGGAACCTCTTGTTGACAGCTTCCATTCTACCATCAATCTCAGTACTAATATCTAGATCAGCTGTGATCTCTTGGAACTTACCTTCCTTTTGATAAAAGTCAATAGTCTTTTTCACATAACTATTAACCCTTCTCTGAGATGCAGTTCTAGGATTGTCATGTCTGAAGTTCATAAATATAGAATCACCATCATGGTCAGAGCCTAATACCTTATTTACATCAGAAGGAATTTGAATTGCATTGTTTTGGAAAGAACCGTCTTTACCTTTAACCTCGGTTTGGAATCCTGTTATCTCCATTACAACTCTAGATTGATTACCGTGAGCAGGAATACGAGAACCTATAAACTCCTCACCTAATATCACAAATCTACCATCTTCTAATTGAGCCATTTGAGAATACAAAAACTCTTTAGCTTCAAGCTCTGAATCCCAAACTCTATCTAATCCTTCTATTCTTATACCGCCTTGCTTAGAAGATCCTATCTTCACCATATTTCTATCTATATAGCTCTTAAGCTCTTGCATGCTGTTAAAGTCTTTATCTACTCTAGCTAAATACTTACCCTTTAAAGATGCAGGAACCACCGCTTCCGCTGGTAGGGTTACCTTACGACTTCCTTGATTAGAGTTATACCTAAGACCTTTAGTGTAAGATTTTAAATCTTTACCGACAGATGTAGCCTGATATGCTATAGTACCATTAGTAACTATCTTAGCTGACTTTCTAATTAAAGATTTAATTGCATCGCCAAAGTACTTATGTAGTCCTGGCAAGTTTTGACTAATATTGTCATTAGCAGCAGCTAGTAATTTAGCAGCACCATTTGATGTAGATGTAATGGCATTATTCCCAACTACCTTACCTAATATTTGTTTTACTTTTAATCTAGACTCAGGAGTACTCTCTTTTTGGTCTGCTATTAAAGCACCAACAGCCTCCTCTAAGTTAGCATCAAATATCTCAGCCTCTATAACCTGAATCTGATCCATCTCTAAAGCTTGCTCTGATGTAAGGTCATTATTATTACTACCGACAAGCTGTGTTGGATATGCAGTTGTTTTTCTACCTTTATCCATTGTTAATTGGATACCCATATTAGCACCGTCAATACCCACAAGTTTATCACCTACCATGTAGGCATCGTTTAATTGTTGTTGTGCATCAGAGTCAACACCAAAATCAGCATTATGCGTTATAGATTTCTGACCGTTATGTATTGATGGAAACTTCTTAGCTCCACTTTCAAATATCGCTATATTTAAGGATTCCCCGTAACCATTCTTTTTTCGTCTATCTCTAAGCTTATCTGCTATATTCTGAAGAGCCACAGACTTACCTATCATCTCTGGAGTTAAAACGTGAACAGCAGTCTTTAAGTATACATCTTCATTCTCTAATTCTGGATTGGCTTTATCGCCTCTCTTGTCAGAACCATAATAAACAAATTTATATAGATGCCCCATTTTAGGCCCCACTCTACTTTGGATAAACTCTACGTCTTCAGGTAGAATAAAAGAAGCCGCATCAGTTGATTCAACACCGTTAACCTCAACATCCTCAAATACTATAGGCTCTATAGCTACACCACGTAAAGAGCCGTCATGTCTTGCAATCGCACCAGTAGCTCTCTTTATGTAGTCTGCCTCACTCTTAGATTGTTCGTGAGAACCAACAAACAACTCTTGAGCGTAAGTAGAGTTTAGAGTGAAATTAAACGAGTATTCTTTTAGCATCTTCATGCCTGCGTCAGATATAACAACTTTATCCTTTACGATTGAAGCAATGTTTGATAGAACAGGATTATCTGTTAATACTCCTGGATTTGCTTTAATCACCGCCGCCATTCTATCGGCGTGGTCTTGTATTGCTTTCTTACTTACATCTATTACTGATTTGTCATCAGCATACTTTTTAGAACTCATCTTGTTAGAATTATCTATTCTTTCTAACTCAAGTTCATCTACCGCTTGTTTCAGTTGTTTTTTAGTAATAACCATAGGAACCTGTATAGAATATCTTCTTTTAGAACTAGAAAATATAGCTATAGGTTGGGAATAATAAGTAAGACTTTTATCACCCTCTGTAACTTTCATTCTTGCGCTTACAAAATGCTCAAGATCACCAAAGAAAATATCTTCCTTAGTCTTATTTTGATAAGCTACAGACCTACTATTAGAGCCAGTATATGAAAGTGTACCGCCATCAATGCTAAGTTTAAACGCTTCTTGCTCCAACCCTTGAGCGCCTAAAGCTACCACCATTTTAATCAAAGGATTTCCTGGATACTTTTCAAGTAACTCAAGCCTACCCTCTTCAGTCTTTGCTTTATCTTCAATACTTTGCTTTTGATTAAGCAAGTGACTATTCATGTTAGCCACCGATGTAGACTTACCCTCGACATTTGTAACAGTCTTAATAAAGTTTTTGGTTCTAGAAGCAACAACCATATTCTCAATTAAAGACTTAAACTCTGGTGACTTTATAGATACCTTTCCTTTAGGAATGTATTCATTAAATAGTTTACTACTAATCCAAGATTCAACAAAAGCTGGCAGACCCAATTGCTTTCCTTTTGTGGAAACCCTAATATTGACTAGAGCATCCATATTTAAGTACTGAGAATTATCAGACATAAATAATATAGGAGCTACAATCTTTAATGCTTCAGGCATTGTTAAACTTTGACCTTTAGCCAGTTTAGCTTGAGCTGCTTGTATTCTTTTTACTATATCAGTTCTAACGTCAGCACCTTTAGATCCAAAGAAAACACTATTAGCTGCATTTGTTATTCTGTCTATTTTCTTTCTTTCACGACTAGCTATAGCTTCAGATTCTACTATATTACCGTCACTATTGATAGTTGTGTAAGCAATACTCTCTAAGAATTTATTTCTATAATTATTATGAAACTCCCTTAGAATTGCCAACCTTTCTGTAGGCTCAGTGAGCTCATCTAGTATCTCCATCAATTTTACGATATGTGGATCGCCAGACTTCTTCATAGCGCTTATAAAGTAAGATGGTCTATTTCTATTAGCGAAAGCTAGTTTATAGATTTCAGATTCTAACTTTGACTTATCATACTGTCTATTCTTACCTTGAGGATTGGCTATCATTAATACAGCCTTTATCAAGTGAGAGGATGAATTGTCTAAAGCTAATTGCTTTTGAGAATCGCTAGACATTACATTTACATCTTGCTCTCCATTACCATCTATATATTCATCAACCTCAGAACTATAGTCATCCTCTACCGTGTTGTCACCCTCTTGATTGGTAACACCACTATTGTATCCAGCAGTATCATAAATTCTTTTAACTCCAGGGGAGTTAGCCTTATCGGGATCTAATGTGTAACCATTTCTAGTATTAATCTCCGCAGCGTATCTATACTCTACTTCTTCTCTAATCTTATCTTTAATGTCTGGATCATTTAACTCTTCAGCTATATTATCCACTATTAAGTCTACAGCCTTATCGAAGCCAGGTCTTGTGTCGTCTCTAAGAACTTTATTTATCTCAATTGAAGCTGCCGCCCCAATCTCTTTAGATAACTTGCCAAACTTCATGTATTTGGCTTTTCCAGTCTTAAACTTTCCGCCATCTACTCCAGTAGAAATATCATCTATAATAACACTACCTATTTCTTCTAAAGACATATTCTCAAACTTAGAATCTACATTCTTAAGAATTTCTTTAGCATCTTTAGGGGTTATAAGTTTTGCCACCCTACCTTTAAGTCGTTTTAAGAATCCCTCGTATTGAACAACATCAGGGCCTTTATCAAACAGGATGTTTAATTTACCTGCCATTTGTGGAGCTAATGATGTTACAAACGATTCCTCTATAATATTGTCTTGCTTAGAGTCTGGTAGAATCTTAACCTCACCAGTCTCTTGCAGCTGAACTATATACTTGTCATACATTACTTTCGTAACTTCTTGATCTCCATTTTCGTGAGCTTCAGCCCAAGCCTCTATAGTTTCCTGAATCTCTTTAGGGAATGAAGATTTATTATGAACACCAACCCAGAATAGGTTGTTTCCTGTTTGTATAGCAGATTTACCACCAATAGTTACTTCGTACATTAATTCTTCCGAATACCTGTTCTTAATATCTCTAAAGATTTTTGAATTTATAATCTTAGCCACACCTCTCTTGAAAGATGGATTATCTTTCATTATAGCGTAGTAAACGTGAGCGTATTCGTGCATTATCTTAATACCAACATCTGATCCAGCCTGTACATGAACAGCAGAACCTAATGCCATACCAGCCACCTCTTGACCGTGCTCATCAATAACCTCTCTAAGTATTAAGAGTTGTTTTGTAGGGAACTTCTTAGATGCAGCCCCTATAATAGAAGACTCTAATGCAGGATTTATAGATGAGTAGTATTGTAAAACAGAAGGGGCTTTAGCCTCTACAGTCTTGCCGTCTACTTTCATCTTCTTGACACCACCAGGAACAGTTCCGAACCCATCTTTAAGCAAATTCTTAATCGCTTTAGGTGCTTTAGCTTTTTTAGCTTGAGAAACCTTTTTAGATAAAAACTTAGCTATTTTTTCAGCGCTCTTCTTAACACCTTGTGCGTAAGTTAAATCTGCGTCAGTTTTAGTTTTAGCTTTAGGCTTTTTATCGCTTGGCTGTGCTTTCTTCTGCTTTGCTTCTTCTCCGCTCTCTGCTTCATCTTCTGTTGTAGTGTCTTCATCTGTTTCGACTTTTGATTCTTCTGTTGCTTCATCTTTAGAGCTTCGTGCTTCAGCTTCTTCGTCAGACTCAGCGTCTTTTACTTCCTGATCGGCTTTTGCATCAGTAACAGTATCAATATAAGATGTTAATTCTTCATCTGTTATTTCAGCTATTTCCTTTAAAGATTCTTGATCTTTGTTTAAAGATTCTATTACTAGTCTTCTAAACTCTTTATCTTTTACAATTTCTTCAGTAGTTTTACCTTCTTTCTTAAGCTCCTGTATTTTATCATCCAAAGGCCTCATAACCTTTCTAAATGCAGCTTGTTTCTTTCTGTTAGTAAATTTTTGCTTTACAAAATCCATAGCTTTACCAGCAAACGTTTTAGCTTTAGAAACAAATCCTTCACCAGCTTCTTTAGCTTTTTCAGCTCCCTCTTCTACTGCGTCAGAAACCTTTTCAACCTTTTCTTCAGCTTCAGTCTTCTGTCTTTCTGCTTTTTCTGTTTCACCAGCCTTAGTAAATTGCTCGTACTCTTCTTGAGTTAACGCCTCTACAGATTCATTAGCCTCTTCTACAGCGTAAGAGTCTTCTTTAATTCTATCCTCTAACGCAGCCTTCTCTGAAAATAACTCAGCCTTTTGTGCGTCATTCATTGCAGCGTAATCCTCGGTCTGCTCAAAAGACTTTATCTCATTAAGCCTATCGGTATCTACTTTCTTACCCGTACTTGAATATTTTTTAGAAGCTAATAATTTAGCTACACCTTGCTTGCCTTCAGCTATAGATTTCTCTACAGCAGCTACATTCATATTATGTTCAGCCTCTATCTTAGATAGCTCTTTAGTTAAAGCTTCACCTTCTAAGTTTTCGTTAGCTTCAGCTACTGACCTTTCTTTTAGTACATTAAGATTCTTTAAAGACTTTTCAGACTGCAACTGTTTAACTTTAATATTAAATAAAGTTATTTGACCAGCTTCTGTAAGCTTCTCTTTAAATGGTAAAGTTGCCGCTATCTCTGAATACTCAACTATTGTAGCGTCATATTCTGCACGTTCTTCAGCTGAAATCTTACCAGCTTTCTGAAGCTTATCTAGCATACCATTAAGACCATCAACTTGATCCTCTCTAATAGCTGCTTCTATAATCTCATTAGTTCTAACCTTCTTCTGAGCATCATTCATGTTTTCATACATGTTGATGTCATTATCAATAGATACCCTCTTGTTGGTTATACGTCTACCATTCTCAGCAACGCTATCCATGAATCCACCACGACCACCCATAAGGAATCCAGCGGCAAATGAAACACCTAAAGTTTTTCTATTTTCGTCTGACGTTAAGAAGTCTGTGTATCCTACAAACTCTTTACCTTGAACTTCGGCAAGATTCTTTTGCTGTATCCACTCCTCGTATGTCTCTTGGAACATCTCTTCGGTTCCCTCAAGAGTACCAGTTACTATTCCTTTTTGAGCGTGAGACATTAATCTCTGACCAAATGTTTTTTGAATTACTTTAGCAGATTCAGCCCCACCTTTCATTCTATTAAATTGCTTAAACGCTCTACCAGATAATCCCCCAAATTGGATACCCCAAGAAAGACCATTTAATGCAAACCATTTAGAGTTATCCACAAATGTTCCGTGAGCGGCTTCTTGAGCTTCCTCTTCAGTCAAGCCCATATCAATAGCCCTATTGTAAACATCTCCTGACAAGCCAGCGCCTATTACCGCTGTAGTTCCTGTACCAGCACCTAAAAATTGTGCAATACCAGAACCTAATGAAGATAAAGCTATTTTCCCTTCTGCTGTAGTGGCTAAAGCGCCCATCAATCCTTCACCACCCAACGCAGCTTCTGCTCCAGCTACACCTTTCGATGATCCCTTCGCAAATGCTTTTGCTGATTTCTGAGAGTTTAAAGTTTTGGTTAATCTTTTTGCAGAACCAAATAAACCTTTTTTAGCAGCGTGTCTTGCTCCTGCCGTCATAAGACCTCCAGCAGCTCTCGCTCCAGCCGCACCAGGAATAAGCATAGCCGCCATGTAAGGAAGAGTCTTTGCTACATCGGTAGCCCAAAACTCTATCTTAAACATATCGTCTAACGTAAACTCATCTAATCCTGGAGATTGATGAACTTCCCCCCACTTCTGAAGGGCATCACCGTATTCATGGAAATTAGGTAGCCTTTCTGTTAGTCTAAGAAATGTATCTGATTTTCTAACTTCGTCAGGTAAAATAGTCATTGCTGTATAATCAATCATATTACCTATATCATTGACAACAATACCAACACCTGCGACTAAGCTTTTACCAAACTTCTCTGCGTTACCTTCAAATATTAATTCAGGATCTATTCCTGCTTCAGTTACTGCCTGTCTATCTCTTTCAGCTATACCAGCAATACCTGGCCTTAACTCTTTTTGTCTATCTTCAAGCGCAAAGTCTCTAGCCATTGTAGAGACATCATCTTGAGAAATCATTTGCTCTTGAGGAGCTTGTTCAGTTAATTCTTCTTGTGTACCGTAATCGCTAGCATAGTCTAATAAGTTGGCTTTACCTTCTGTACCACCTTCATTGCTACTGTATTCGCTAGCAAGATCGCTTAAATCTGCCATTGTCTATCTTTTATTAATTATAGGTATCCCAAATCTCTGCTAATTTAAGGATTTCACCTTTATCTCCAAGACCATTAAACATTTTATTCATTACATCAAATATTGTTTCTGGGTTATTAGTTGCAATTGCTTTTTGAAACTCTTTACCTTTAGGGCTTCTGTCTTTAAGTAAATTATTCATTGCATCTAAATATCTTTGAGAAGTAACCCTAAAGTCTCCACCTTGATTTTTAGCAGCAGAAGAAGCTAGTGAATATATAATACCTTTTGAGTTGTTATCAAAATCAGTATTTTTATAAACCTCACCTAATATGTAATCAACACCATCCATATCAAAATCAGTATCTTTATAAAAAGCATTACCTTCTTTTTGCTGATATTTTCTAATTTGATTTAAATAAGCTTCGTTTTCAGCTGTCTTTTTCTCTAAAGACTTTTCAAGTTCTATTGAGCTTTTAGAAGACTTCTGTATGTTTGCTTCTTGACCAGTATTTTCAATAATACGCTCTAAAGAAACGCTACCTGGATTTAACTCAATCATAACTTGATCATCATCATCATTTTGGTATACACCAACCATTGTAGAAACAAATAATGGATCTCCTTTATAAAATTCTTTTAACGAAGCCATTAAGTCTTTATCTGTAGAGTCTCCTATAATGTGATGAACCTCTTCACCATCTACATTAAAAATTGCTTTATTAACTAAATAAGCACCATCATACCTCATGTCCTCATAGTCTTCTTTAGCTTCATAGCCATCTATGTAAACACCGTCTTGATCATACATACTCTTACTATGAGTCATATCATAAGTACCGTCTGAATTGTTTTTTATTTTAGTGCCAAGTAATTTTTCTATAGCCTTTTGAGGGGCGTCAGTAGCATCAGTAAAAATTCTATAACCTTCAATTTTAACTTTACCAACTTGGTCAGGACCTTCAGGTCTAACACCAAAAGCTTGAAATCCTGAGTTTTGAGAAACTTTCTTTAATGCTTTAGAAGCGCTAGTTCTTCCTTTGTAAGATTTTTGCATGCCAGCTCTTATTTCAGCTTCCATTTCTACAGGCCCCATTTCTTTAGTTCCAACTGCGTCAGGATTGTAAGCACCTTTCATTCCCATGTCTGTTTTAGCAAAAGACTTAAGTAGCTTTTCTTTTCCATAAGGATCTCCAGGAAATTTAACACTTGCTTCAGCTTCTAACTTTTTAAGTTGAGGGTCTTGCTTTTCTAAAGCGTAATTATGAACTATATTTAAATATTGAGAATTAAATACTTCATCAAAATCAATGCTTTGACCTTCGTAATAGTTTGCAGTATCTACAGCATCATATCTAGCCCTTAATCCAGAAAGCTTAAAGCTATCCGTCTCTCCAGCTAAATACTTTCTTCTATTTTCTAAATCTACTTGAGAAATTAAATCAGAAGTATCTTTGTTTTGCGATCTCTGATCAAGTAATGCTAATTGCTTTGCAGAAGTAACTCCGTTTTGATATTTTTCACTATTTGTTAAACCAGAAACAATACTATCTCTAAGGTCTAAAACTTTACCACTACTCATAGCAGAAGAATATCTTCCGTTAAAAGTTTTAAGAATTGATTTAAACTCCATTTTTTTCTCATCAAAATAGTTAGTCATATAATCTCTCATGTGAGGTATATTATTAACTTGAGTCATGTATTCTTTTTCAAGCTTGGCTAGCGCATCCCTTTCAGCTCCAATCATTTTAGCATTCTGGAAGTCAAGCTGCTCTTGCTGCATTATTTCTTGACGCATTTGAGCTTCTTCTTGCTTCCTAGCCCTTCTTGCTTCTGATGTACCGTTAAGCGCTAATGTAAGCGCTTGCATTGCTCCGTAATCTATTGCCATATCTTAATTCCTATT